ACGCGCCAGCGCTCCCACAGCTGCAGATTGGTCTTGAGCCAAGGCCCCATCTGTGCCGGCACAATAGGCGTGGCAACAATCACTGAGCCAGCAGCGTAGGTGCCAGAGGGTATGGACTGCCAGAAGTCTTTGCCATTAAATGACGCAGACTGTCTTGCTTCGGACCCCGCTCGGCCTGTGGAACGCGTGGTGGGCACTGGGACGCTGAGGTTGGGAGCGGTGTTAAACTTCCGCTTTGGCTTGGGGTTTTTGCGTTTCCTGGGGACAGCCTTTTTCTGCTTCTTCGCCTTCCTGCGGGCGGCCGCCATGACTGCCTTGGGCTTCACGCCACCGTTCAACTTCAGGCACACCTGAATTGAAAAAGTTTCAGAGGTGATCAAGGCATCACCATTGACGCTGTGCCCATCCACACGGAGGTAGTAGTCGGAAGGCTCGCGCGGGTAAGCTATGGCGAAGGCAGCCTCGACTACACTTCCGACGGTGGCGTTGATTCGGGCGTCGATTGGGACGATTGCGCCCCCAATCGAGACGAGGACTTGCGCAAAACCCGGGTCCTCCTCGGCCTGAGAATCGGATGTGCCGATAAGATACTCATGGACAGACTGGATGGCGTCGATGAGTGGCGCGGTGTCTTCTGCGGCGCTAGCGATCTCGAGTGCACTCTCGATTTGCTTCGCCTCCCACGAATCGGTGAACCTGGGCGCGGCATGGAGCAGCGACTTGGCCGCGGCGGCCACCGCCACTAAGGCGCCGATTGTGCCTCCACGCAGTTTGGGCGTGACGGTGATCATGGCGTCAGTGTGAACTGGGGTGCTCCACGGCACAGGGTGACCCGCCATGGACGTGACGCACTCGGACTCGTCTGGAACGGGGATGTCGTGGCGTCGGCAGGCTTGTTCGATAGCGGAGGAAACGGTTGAAGCGGGAACGATGCATGAGGGCTTGTCGAAGATGCGGACGAAGACCTCTTGCCACGCTTCGGCGCCGCCAACGGGTGGGCCGCTGAAGAGGAGTGGAATAGCCGTCTCGTGGAATATGGTGTCACCAGCATGTGGCATAGGAGCAAAAAGAGTGAGTCGCACCGCCTCGGCAGCTCTGAAGACGTAATACCTCCCGGCTCTGATGCGCTCGAGCTCTTCGAGTAGTCTGCCGATGGTGGCGTCGGGGGGCATCACGAGAGGCCGCGGGTGCGCGTCGCCAAAGCAAATCGTGAAGGGCTTGGATGCAATGGGGCGCGCGCGTGATGGAGTCGGGGGGGTGACTGACTCATTGCCATCGTCAGTATACGCTTTCTTGTTCCTAGCTTCACGCGACAGGCTCCACTCTTCAGCGATCTCCGTAGCATCTCCAACCTGCTGGTTTAACAACCGGTGCTCCTCGAGGAGGTTCTGCTGCAGGTCGTCGTTGATGGAGAACTCGTCAGCCTCAGGCTCTTCAATGAAGTTGATGGGGCGCTTGCCGATGCCACCGCGCAGCCTAGCGGAAACGGCATGCAAGGCGTTGCGGAGAGCCACCATACGCGGGATCGGAGTGGTCACGGCGGGGCCAATTGGGGTTCCAGGCGCTGGCTTGGGGGTTCTGCCGTCATCGATGTCGATGAGGTAAGCGAGGAGCGGGGAGTCCACGGTCAGTCCCAACTTGGGGACACTCTCCAGCTCAGTGACGAGGGCCTTGTTCATTTCGGGGGTCCAGGCATAAATGTCCCAGAGGTGGGCCCAGGTCTCAGGTGTTGCCTCGCCTGAGTCAAGGTCGACGCGATTCAGCTTGTGGGCCTCACGTTTGGGCATGATGGCGTTGACGCCCTTGGAACGAGAAAGAACCCAGTCGATGAAGGCGCGCAGAGGGGGGTTGCCGCGAGCTCTCTTGCGGAAGGACAGGGCCGCGCCGCGACCAATAGACGCCGCAGTCAGGGGAGTCGCGTTGACACTATAAGCGAGTTTGGCGAAGACGTGGCCACACTTTTCCAGGAACATAGGTCCCTTGGAAGTGATGGTCCAGCGACAGTTGAGGAACTCCAGGCGATGTTTCTCGTTGACGTGCTCTACGGTGCTCGGCATGCCGATCTCCGCAGTTCTAGCGGCAATGTCGACTCGAGGGCCGTCGTAAAGCGCATCGACGTCATCACCGCCGGCTAGAATAAGCTTGCCAGCCGGGTGATAGTCAGTCTCCCCATTGCCGCACAACGCGTAGCTCACGTTGCCCTGTGCCCACATGGTGTTGAACAGAGTGGTCCATGGATCACCACTATTGCGGATGTATGGGCAGGAGAACTTGTAACCCAACCTCGACCCGCCATGGGTGTTCAAGTTGGCGAGCATCAGTTGCACTCCTGCGACTCCCATGCCCATACGCTTGCAATAGTACGCCTCGCGGCGCCCCATGCTCTCGTCTTGGCAAGAATCGTATTCGTCGAAGTCCACGTTGGCCTTGTTTGGGTAAGTGCACTCCGCAACCGCGACTCCGCACTCAATGGGGTCTGAGTTGGGGCCGCATATGAAGTCCTTGCGCCCAGACCAGCAACGGTACATGTATCCGGTCAACTTCTTGATGAACGGTGCGGTTGCTAGAACAAACCTGGGGTCAGCGGCGAGAATCTGCCTGGGTGCCTTCGTGTCGGGCTTGAGAATAGTTTCCAGCTTGAGGTCAGCGGAGCGCTTGGTCCACTCATAAAGGGTTGCTTTGTCCAGTGGTGTGTTCGGATCAAAACCGCCCTTCACCATCTTATCGAGCCACTCGCGGTACACCTCCTTCGCTGAGTCGTCGCATGTGGCCTCTGCAATCCAGGCTAGGGCATCGGCCTGCCATTCCTGAACAGTCTGCTTGCCTTGCAACTTCAAAAACTTCCCAATGAGCCTCTCGAAATTGCGCTGATGCCAATCGAGGTAGTCGAGCCGCTTGCTCTCCACGTAACTGGGGGGATTCTTGAAGGCGCGCTTATTGAAAGCTAGGCCCATGTTGCGGTGGGTCTTAGCAAAGATGGTGGGGATGCGACCCTTGACTGCTAAGGTGGTCACGGCGCCAAGCTTCCTTGGGACGTCCGAGGACTTGTGGGCAACAGCACGAACCTTCACACCTGGCCTATGGGGCAACGGGAGGTAGCGGCTCTCCACAGGCGTCACTTGGTCGAACTGAGGTGCAGAGGTAATGGTGGCGCGTAGCCACCCGCGCTTGGCCGCTCGGATGAGGGAGTATACAAGGATGCCGCCAGCTAGTGGTACTGCAACAAGTGGGCAGAGGGCGAAGGCTGCACCAGCGCATGCGCCAACAATGCCTGTGAT